CAAGCTCAAGATTTAATTTAGTATCCATGCCTGACAGACATGTATTTTTGTTTGGCACGGAGACAACAATTGGAAGTTCAACATCACAAGATGATTTGTTTTTACGATTTGCTTCACAAGAAACAACAAATGATTTTGCTCCAACAGCTACAAACACTGCTGGCTCATTTAGAATACAAGATGGATCAAAGATTGTGGCAGCAGTAAGATCACGTAACGCTGTTCTTGTGTGGACAGATACATCACTAAACGCACTACAATTTGTAGGAGCACCTTTCACTTTCTCACTTGTACAAATTGGTGCAAACTGTGGAGCTGTTGGTGTGCATGCTGCTGTAGATGTTAACGGTATAGCGTATTGGATGTCACAAAATGCTTTCTATCTTTATGATGGTGCAGTAAAGAAAATACCATGTAGTGTACAAGATTTTGTATTTGAAGATTTTTCTATTACACAACAACCAGAAACATTTGCTGGTGTTAATTCAGAGTTTAACGAAGTAACTTGGTTCTATGCTTCTAACACATCTAACCAAATAGACAGGTCCGTTACATATAATTATTTAGAAAGAACCTGGTATACATCTTCTTTAGCAAGAACAACTTGGACAGATTACGGTGTATATCAAAGACCATATGCAACTAAATATGATCCTACTGCTACTGCAACAACACCAACAGTAAAGGGTTTGACCGCAGGCGCATCTACATTTTTCGAACATGAAGAAGGTGTAAATGATGATCAGTCTGCGATGACAGCATTTATTACGTCAGGTGATTTTGACATACAAGACGGACAACAAATTTTATCAGTAAGCAGAGGTATACCAGACTTTAAAAATCAAGTAGGCACAGCTAATTTAACTATGGGTTTTAAAACATACCCGTCAGAAACAGGATCTACAATAAGCAGAGATGTAACAACTACAACTAAATTTTTTGATTTACGTGGCAGAGGTAGACAAACTAATGTAAAAATAACAAGTGATACACTAGGTTCTGATTGGCGTTATGGTACGTTACGATTAGATATTAAACCAGATGGAGGCAGATAATGGCTAAAATTAATACAACAGTATTACCAACAGCAACAGAAGAGTATGAAGCTTTACAGTTTGATACGCTTATTCGTATTCTTGAGCAAATAACACAACAGTTAAACTTTGGTTTTCAAGAAGATTTAAAAGAAGAAGCAACAAGAAGGACTTTTTTCCTTGGCTGATAATTTTATAAGTAGATCTGCTACAGGGACAGGTAGCGCTGCAGCTGTTTATACGGTGCCTACAGCTAATTTAGCATCAGTGCCTCCTGTGCAGCCAACAACAGCTATAATAAGAGGTATACGTCTATCTAATCAAACTGGTGGCGCTGTTACGACTACAGTATCTGCTTTTGATAACAGTAATTCAGACCTTGAAATACCTTTGTTTAAAGAGAGCTTAGCAGATGGATCAGAAAAAGAGGTTTTATCTGATGGTGTGCCTTTTGTCTTAGAAGAAGCTGACGCTATAAAAATTTTAGGAACTGGTGTAACAATATTAATTAGTATAATGGAGATTAAATAATGTCAGAAATAGGTAAAAAAGTACAAGACGCTGAAGTTGTTGGACACGAAGTTGTCGATGGCAACAAAGTTCCAATACTAAAACCAGAGGTATGGGAAAAAATTTATTGTAGTAGTTGTGGCCATGAGGTTGACTCCGAAGAGGAAGCCTCTGGAAACTGCAGTAACTGCGGCAATCCTTGGGCTTCAACAAAAAAGAAGGATGTCACCATCCGTGTCGTCAAAATGCCTGACGTATTTGGATCTGGTGGAGAACTCTAACGGTTCTCACACTCACAGTCTTCACAACGATGTTTATCTGAATCGCTCAGATGTCTTTCTAAATCTCTTTCGGCTGCTAATAATCTTTCGTGGTATCTACTCACCTTATCAGCAAGGTTAGCTATAGCGCTTAAATATTCTTGTTCAGTCATATTATCTCCTGTTGATTGTTAATTTTGGTGAGAACCTAATGTAAGCATATTTTTAGTCTTCGCAACAGTATTTTTAAAATTGTTTTCTTGACAATCATATCGACGCCCACTGACTAGGATGTGGTATGCAATGTTCTGTGCTAATACCTTTTTTCATAGTCAACAAAATGTCTGCACTAATGCTTATTCTTGGCTGATCTTTTTTGTTAATCTCTGTGTAATGTAGTAAACAACTTGGGAAAATTACAAAATCTCCAGTTTCTACAGGTATTGTAAAACTAGCAAAATTAAAATTGTTCCACTCACGAATGTAATGATCGGTTGGAGGTATGTATAGACCAGTTTGAGCTGCCAACTCTTCTTCAAATTTTATATTACCCATGTCGTTGTTTCTTACATAATAAACACAACTGTAATGACTTGCTGTATGTTTATGACTAGATATGTATTGATCTTTTGCTGTATACGTTGCCCAAGCTTTTGTAAGGTGCACGTCAAACTTATCTAAGTTATAGCCGTAGCTATGTAGAAAAAAATTTATATTTCTATTTAATGCTGTAAATAATGGTGCATACAGTTTTTTCTTATGTAGATTATCAACCGCATCATTTAATTTGGTGTAATTAACATTACCTGTAACATCTGTTGTAGCTGCAACGCTACCAGGTTTCTCTTTAACAAATGATTCAATGTCTTTTATTAACGGTTTATTATATTCGTCGTAATTGTTAATAGTACATTTATATATTGATTTACCAAATAGATTGCCTATCGTCGTTTCTTTCTGCATAACTTACCTCTAAAAATTCTACTTTCGTTACCCAACCACGTGGTATCGCAATGCATCCACCACCATGATTGTCATCTTTGTCTGTACACCATGAGCGCATAATTACAATCTTTTCTTTATTTTTAACTACCATGTATCCTACTTCTTGACACACGGCTAACGGAGCATTAAGTATGTCTTTTATAGGCAACCAGCCTGTTTCTGTATCACGGGCATCTAACCACGTCACACGGACCATAGGCACTTTCTCTATATCAAAGTTCATATTTCTCATTGCACATTACTAGAAATTTGACTATATTTATACGATTAATTAGGCTTATACTCAAGGCCAGCCTCCTTGCTTCAATCACATATATTGCAATAGGAGATTATGCTTAAAAAACTAAGAAAAACGGTAGCTAAAATACTACCAGGTGATAGTGAAAAATATTTAGGAACCGTATTAGCGTTAGCTACAGGAAACCCTCTATACGCAGGTATTGGTGCATTAGCTGATCCTGATGCCGGTTTTGGAGAAATCGCATCAGCGGCATTTTTAGCTAGTCAATCACCGGGTTTAAAAGGCTTTAGCGGAGGTATTGGAGAAGCTGCAGATGCAAAAAATTTAACTTTTATGGATAAAGTTTTAGGCAGAGGTAAAACAGGTGCATCAGGATTTACTGAATTTTTATTTGGAAAAAAAGATGGTATTGACGGTTTAATTGGTAGTGGCGGTAAATTTATACCTACAAAAATGGTAGATGGAGAAGAAAAAATAGATGCATCAAAATTATTAACTAATTTAGCTAAAGCATCTGCTGTCACAGGAGCATCACTACAACCAACAGGTGCTTTTGACTTACCAGAGGAGCAAGAAGTTACTGACTTTACATTTGGTACAGATTATCAAGGCAAGCCTTTAAATACAGATCAAGGAAAGTTAATAGAATTATTATTAGGGCAAGGTATTGTTGGTCCATATATTGATACAAGTGGACAACTAGTGCAAAATGTTGCAGATGGTGGTATAATGAATTTAGCTGCAGGTGGTGATCCAAGTAGTTTCCCACGTAAGACCGGTCAAATAAATGGACCAGGAACGGGAACTTCTGATAGTATACCTGCTATGTTAAGTGATGGTGAATTTGTAATGACGGCAAAAGCTGTTAGAGGAGCTGGCGGTGGTAACAGAATGGAAGGTGCAAGAAGAATGTATGAAATGATGGACCAGTTTGAGGGACAAGCATAATGGCTGTACAACAACAAGTTACAACACAACTACCTCCACCATATGTGCAGGATAGACAAAAAGATTTACTCGTAACTTTATTTGGAACGCCAGATCTTGATCCAGGTGATCCTAATTATGTACAAGGTTTAATTAATGTACCTCGTAATATACCCATGCAACAAGTTGCAGGGTTCACGCAACCTCAACAAGATGCTTTTGCTTTAGCTCAACAAGGCATTGGTGCATTTCAACCGTTTATTACTCAAGCAGGTCAAACTGCTACCACAGCAGGTCAGGCTCTTACAGGTGCAACTCAGCAATTTACTCCCACAACAGCAGTCATTGATCAATTTAGAGATCCGTATCAACAATTTGTAACACAAGAAGCTTTAAAAGAAATAGATAGACAAGGTGATATAGCTAGAACTAATTTAGCTGGACAAGCAACAAGAGCAGGAGCTTTTGGTGGCTCTAGATTTGGTGTACAACAAGCAGAACTAGATAGAAATATTGGTGATATTAAATCAAGAAGAGTATTCGAAGATGCATCTAGAAACTATCAACAAGCATTAGCTTCAGCACAAGCTGCACAAGAAGCACAACAAAGAAGACAACTAGGAGCTGGACAACAATTAGGCAATTTAGCAAGATTTCAAGCAGGTATTGGTCAATTAGGTCAAGGTATGTTTGGTCAGGATTTAAATACATTACTAAGTATTGGTGGTCAGCAACAACAATTACTACAAGCAGGTTTAGAAGCTCAAAGACAAAATCTTGCAGCTCAACAACAAGAACCTTTCCAACGTATATCTTTTGGTACAGATGTTTTAGCAGGCTTACCGTTTGGTGGTCAAACTATATCACAATTACCAGTCACACCTGCAAATCCATTTTTACAATTTGCTGGAGGTATTGGAGCTCTTGGAACAGGTATTGGATCTTTATTAGAAGGATTTGGGAGCTTAAATAGATAATGTCTATTTACAACAGAAGGATGTTTAACAATGTCCCGAATAACATGAGAACAAATTCACGTGGTGTTGGGATTACATCTGGTTTAGTTCCTGTCATCAAAGCTAATCAAGGAAAATTTATTGACAGTGCTGAATATCAAAAATTAAAAGCAATAGCAGAACAAATCGTTCCACAACAACAAGGATTTTTTGCAAGAAACGCACCGGCCTTATTTGATTTTTTTACAAGAGTATCTGAAGCAGGAGAGGGTGGAAAGCCCCTCATTGAAGGTGCTGGTGGTCTTAACCAATCTCCTGCAGGCAGATTATTTACTGGGCTTGCTAGTGCTGCTCCAGCTTTAGGTAATATCAAACCGTATGAGGACCAAGCAGCAAAATTAGCTGCATCAAAATTATTTGATATAGAAGCTGAAAAAATGACACAAGAGGACGACCCAGACTATCTTGAAGTTTTTTTACTTAAAGATGATCCTAATTCAGGCGCCACAGCAGGACAAAAAATACCTATTTTACGAAGTGAATTTGATTTGAGTTTACATAGTTTAGCTGAACCTAAAGAAGAGGATAAACCGGAGGATGAGTTTATAGAAGTATATTTAAAAACAGGAGATGATGGTGGCGAAATAGGTCAAAAAATTCCGATTAAAAGAAGTGAATTTGATATTAACAAACATAATTTAGCTGCACCAGATACAGAGGATGATTTCATTGAAGTTTACTCCAAAGTAGAAAATAAAGCAGATGGTATAACAATTGGTCAAAAAATTCCAATTAAACGAAATGAATTTGATGCAAATAAACATGATTTAGCTGCCCCACCTGATTCACCAGAACCTGACTTTATAGAGGTGTATGCTAAAGAGGCAGATGATGATAAGGGTATTACTAAAGGTCAAAAATTATCAATTAATAGAAACGAATATGATGTAAAAAAACATGATTTAGAAGGCCCTGCTGATGTAGAAACAGATTTTATTGACGTATTTTTATTAAAAGATGATGATACTACCGGAGCTAAAGTTGGACAAAAAGTTCCTATTAAGAGAGAAGACTTTAATCCTTCACTACACAATTTAGAAGGACCAAAAGAAAAAGATAAACCAGATGACATAACAGTTTATAGTAAAGTAACCGATGAAGAAAAAGGAATTACTGAAGGACAAGGCTTAAGAATTAGTTCTGATGATTTCGATCCTAAATTACATAATATGGCAGCACCTACTGATGACAAACCATCAGCTTTCAAAGAAAAGATAGATTATATTAATAGTTTAGATGAAACAGATGAAAAAAAACAAGAATTAATTTTTGGTTTAATAAATGGTAATAGGAATGTTCTATCTGCTGCAGAAGAAAAAGATTTAATTTTATTTGGAAAAGAGCTTGAAGCTAAATTAAAAATTGCAGAGCCTATACTTAATAACGCTATAGCTGATGCAACAGACGCAGCAGCATCAGAAACTAATTTCTTATCACAAAAAGCTTTATTAGATGACGCTATTACCGGAAGGTCTTTCTTTGATACTAGAAAATATTTTGGCGATTTAAAAGCACAATTCCCATCTTTGTATTCGATATTGCCATCTAACTTGCAAGAAACATTTGATAGTATTGTTGACGGTAGTGCTGTATCAACAGATGCAGCAATTGCATTATCTAACAGAGCTACACTAACAACCGCAAAAGGCGGAGCAATACCAGGAAATTTAAATACAAAAGAATTTGATGCAATCGTACAATCTAATTCAGCTGTGTTTTTTCATCCAGAAGCACAGTCTTTTATAATTGATTTAAATATTAAAGATGCACAAATAAAACAAGAAAAAGGTGAACTAGTTGAAGAATTATTTACGCAGGGTACAGTAAATGGCGAAGAATTTAATTTAGCAGATGGTGCAATAAAAATTTTAAATATTACAAATGAAAAATATGAAGATTATAAAAATTCTGATGAATATAAAGCAGGTGTAAACAGAGTTCTTAATGTAGGAGAATTAGTGCCAACAAGTGTTTTAGCAAAATCTGAAAGAGATATAATTATTAATGATGTAAACATAGGTCAAACAAAAGAATTATTTGCAAATGGTGAATTAAGTTTTGTAGGTTACTCAAACGCTGATGGTGTATTTGTTAATCCTGCAAATGGAGTATCAATTACAGTTAAACCTAACACCCCAGTATATAGTATCTTTAGAGGTGAAATCACTGGTGATAAAGCTACAGTTTATTTAGCTACACAGGATGAATTGTTGTAATGGTTACTCAACAAGAAGTTGAAACTAAACAACTTAAAGATATAGTTGATTTAGAAAGTTTTCTTAAAGTTACGGATCAAACAAGAGAAGACATCAATAAACAATTAGAAGCACAACGATTAACACCTACAATACTACCATTTGCAGAAAGATCTGAAGATTTACTAGGTATAAAAACATATGAAAGTGAGTACATAAAACTTTTAAAAGAAGCAGAAGATACAGCTTTTAATAATCAAGTTAAATTGTTAGAATCAATTATAGGTGTCCCAATAGATATTGATTCTAAAGCTTTGGGATCAGATTACGTTTTAGATGGAAAACCAAAAAATCAACTAGGACAAGTTTTTCCTAATATATTAAATTTAAATCCAGACGTAGGTTTAAAAGCTGATTTAGCTAGAAGCAATGATTTTAATTCTAGAAAAAAGAAATTTTTAGAGTCGTACCCAGACGGTGAATATATACAAGTTATGTTACCTTTAGGTGATGGTGACACAAAATATCCTGAACTATACATAAAAAGTGTTAAAGATTTTCAAGAAGAAAAAGAAAAATTTAAATTTGTTAATTTAGAAGGTTTAGATAAAGGTGATTTAGGCACAGCTTTAGGTACAATTTTTGATGAACAGTTTTTAGCTGAAACAGGAGCTTATGTAACGGTCAACAAAAAAGGTCCATTAACAAAATTTTTATCCGTTTTTGCTGGGGCAAGAACAGGTATTGAATTACGAGAAGGTGTTGAAACTTTAAGAGGGTACGGAGAAAATGAATACAATGCTGCAGTAATAGACAGACTAAGTTTTTTTAATGATATTTTTTTAGACTATGATGATGCAATAAACGCAGGTTTATCGGCTACTTTATTTTCTGCTGGTGATATGATCTTAAAAAGACTTTCAGGTGATAGACTTTTAAATGTCGAAGGTGCAAAAAAATTAAATGAGGCTGCAGAAAGACTTGGTTTACCTCCCTTGCTATTAGCACAGTTAATAGCCAATCCAGCTATTAGAAAATCATTTTATCAAGCGGGTGAATTTACTTCAACAGTTGAAAATGCTTTACGAAATCAAAGTGATCAAGTTTTAGATTCATTGAAAAAATTTAGGGGTTCAGACACGCCTCTAAACGAAGCAGATTTATTAGAAATTAGTAAAAATCTTGAAGGTGAAATGGCAAAGCTTATACAGTTTTTTCCTAATCAAAAAGTAGCAAATGAGTACGAACAGTTTTTCAATCAACTTACAGATTTTTATACTTTAAATCAAAGTGATTTAACAAAGTCCCTTACCAACAAGGCTTTAAAACTAACAAAAATAAATGGTGAGGCTGTAAATACATCAATAGATTTTACTTATTTAAAAAGAAATCTTGCTTCTGAAATACAGAAAAATGTAAAAATTAGAGGAGAACCTAAGTTTGATAAAGATAAAATGGGTTTTGTTGCGGGTGATAGATTTGAGGTTCCAACAACAGCAAGTCCTGGTGCACAAGAACTTCTAACATTAATAAATAAACTACCAAAAGTAGTGCAAAATTTTGAAGATATTTCAAGAGCAATAAAACCAAATCAAAAAAATTTTGAAAATAATTTTCAAGCACTATTAAATCTTAGAGATAAGGCTTATCAATTATCAAAAAGCACAAATAGCGCAGATGCTGCAATTGGTTTAAAAGTTTTAAACTCTGTCAAAGAAATGATGAATCCTTCAATGAACAGAGCAGGAAACTATATTAACGGAAGCCCTGAATTTATGACTGTTTTAAAAGTTATGAATAATAATCTAACTGATTTTGAACAAGTTATGAACTATGGTTTTGTAAAAGACTTAATGGCAAAAACAAGTGATTTAGATACTCTAACTAGATTTGTATTTAACCCAGACAATAAAATTGTAGGAAAAACTTTACAAAAGATAATGTACGGTTTTGATGAAACACCAAACCCACAAGGAGTAGTTTTTGAAAATAGATTAAAACAACTTTTTATAAATCATTTAATCAATGATCCGTCATTAACAGGTAAACGTTTAAAAGATTGGATAGCAAAAGATCCAGACACTTTAAAATATTATTTGGGAGACGGAGCAGAAGAAAAAATTAAACAATTACAACAAATAGCTAATTACAAAGATTTAATGGACAATAGTATTTTTGTTCAAGCATTAGAAAAACAAGGCACTGATTTTGAAATAATAACTGAAGCAATAAAACAAGCTAACAAAAATAAAATTGGAACAGACAAAATTTTAAATAATTTAATTGATCAAGGTGGAGATAAGTTTATTCAATCTGTTAGAGCAGGTATTATAGAAAATGCGCTTGATAAGGCTACTAAAACAGCCGGAACAGGTCAAGTTGGAGAAATTTTAGATTATAAAATTTTACAAAGAGAAATAGACAAAATTCTAAAAAATAAAAATTATTTAAAATTTTTTGATGAAGATTCTATTTCAAAACTAAACGACTACAGCACGTATATAGCAAGATTAAGAGAAGGTGGTGATGTTGGTGGAGCTATAACAGGTGCAACACAAAGATCACGTTTATCTGAATTAAACCCTGCAGCACTATTAGAATTTGCAATAGTCGGTTTTAAAAATGATATTTTAGCAAGAATTTTAGCAAAGCCTGGCAATACAAAAGCAATAATTGAGAATGTACAATCTCCTTTGGATAGAGTTAGATTTGGAGCTATTCTTGGAGCTTATGATAGATTAGCAGATGAGTTTGGAATAACTTTAACTGAAGGCGACCAAATAAATACTGGGGTTTTTACTCAAACTGTTCCTGTATCATCTATAATTAAAGGTGAAAGATTTAAATCAGATACCTATCCAGAAATAATTGAACGAGAGGACAAAAAACCAGAAGAGGATCAAACATCTCAAATACCGGTTAATTTACTTAATGCAATACCTTCAAGTAGCTTAAACAATGTAAATCTAGCAAACAATAGAATCAACACTAATACTGCTGCAGCAGGACAAAGAGTTTTTGGTACAGATGATCCTGTATTTAGTGGCATTGCAAATACTAATATTGGAAGGCAGGTTGTTGCATAATGGGTATTTCATTCAAAACAACATACGATGATGACGGAAATCCTATAAGACCTAAAATATCTAGTAACATGAGTTTCAAATCAGGAGACGTGGTTTCTGCTAATCCTAATAATCCTGACATGACAATCATAGACAGAAAAGGCGTAGGTATAATGAATATTGATCCAACTAAGGAATCAGGAATTGCAGATCAAAAGCAAGCATTAGAAATTATATCTAGTCTTGGTACAGGTATTTTTGATGATCCTGATGCCTTTAAAAAAATTACAGAGCCTTTGAAATTGATTCCTGCTAAGACATCAGACCCTGACGATCCACGCAACATGTATCAAATGTTAATAGCTAATTTACTTGGCATAGATAGAGGTGCAAAAAACGTAGGTTTTCCTGGTAGTAATGTTGAAATAGTTGGAGCACCTAAAGTTCCTGATTTTGGTGAAGCTGGAAAAGAGTTTGCAATAAATGAATTAGGTGCAAAAGATATTGGTCAATTACTTACATCGCTATTCACACCAAGCATATTAAGATTTATTGGTATGGCTAATGAAAAAGATGAGCCAGAAGAAACAGAGGAGGAGAAAAAAAGATTTTTCTTTTTTGATTAGGTAATGGAAAAAGATTTTAATTTAAGAAATATTGTTTGGCTGAGCATGATACTTGTATCAGCAGGTTCTGTTTACGGTATGCTATCTCAACGTGTCACGGCTCTCGAATCAAAACAAGTAATGATGGAGAAAGCTATTTTAGAAGATATACCTGAAATAAAAGAAAGAATAATTAGGTTAGAAACTAAAATAGAAATACTAATTGATGAATTTAAAACAGATTAAAGGAGTAGTCAGCGAGCAACTGGTTATCACAGATCTTTTAAAAAAAGGTTTTTTTGTATTTACACCTTTACACAGACAATGCCCTGTAGACATAGTAGCAATCTCACCAAAAGGCAAACTACATTTATTTGACGTAAAAACACAATCAATTAGAAAATCGGGGATACATAAAGGACACTTTATTCGTAGAATATTATCACCACTACAAAAAAAACTTAAAGTAAATTTAGTTTATGTGACAGAAGAACAAATTATTTACGGGAGTCTTAAATCAGCCATTCTTTAAAATCTTCGCCTAAAACTTTTGTAGCAATATTAATTTTATTACGCAAAGATTTTATAATTTTTTCGTCTACTGTTTTTTCTGCTATAAAATCAACATAAGTAACTTTTTTATTTTGACCAATCCTATGTGCTCTATCTTCTGATTGCATACGAACTTCTAAATCGTAACTATTACTAAAATAAATGATAGTATTGCTAGCAGTAAGAGTAAGTCCATAACCTCCCGTTCTTGGGTTTCCGACGAAGTACCGTAAATCGCTTTCTCTATCTTGAAAAGCAGTAACGATATCCTGACGATCTGCATCAACAGTATCGCCATAATAAGATTTGACAGAGTTCTCTCCGTATCTTTGTGCAATCGCTTCTTCAATTTTTTTAATATCATGCCTGTAAACGGCCCAAATAATGACTTTTCCATCTATCTCCTCCAGTGTGTTTAACAATTCATTAATTCTATTATTTTTTAATTCTACTGTTTTACCTTCATCTGTAATTAAATGACCACAAGTAATTTGATGCAACTTAATCATTTGTGTCAAGATACCTGCAGCTGTCACTGTTTCTTTTTCCAAAATAGATATAGCAAAATTTTTCATTTCTACATATGCTTTCTTTTGTTCTGGCGTCATTTCTATATATCGTTTTGTGTATATTTTATCTGGAAGATCTAAACATTCAGATTTAAGAACACGATAAGAGAATTGATTTAGCTTATGCTCAAGTTCATCAAGTCGTTGGTAATCTACGATTTGTTTAAAAGAATGAGTGGCTACACTTCTACTTATCATCACAGCATATCTGTTTTTAAAAGAATAATAAGAGGCATGGCCCAACAATTCAGGATCAAGAAAGTAACATTGTGTGTATAAATCTAATGGGCTTTTAGTTACAGGTGAACCAGTTAAAATTCTTCTATACTTTGCTAAAGTTCGTAAATTACATACTGTTTTGGTTCTTTTAGCTGTCGGTGATTTTATAGTTGTTGATTCGTCTATAGCCATTAAACATTGAGTTACAGTTAAAAAACGTTTGCAAATTTCTGCTCCTTTAGATGTGCTAAAAGCATCAATATTAATTAAAAATATTTTAAGATTATCTTGGTCTTTTATAAAAGCACCATAATCTTTTAAAAATTTTGTAGAGGTTGGATTCCAAACTAAAATTTTATATGGAACATGCTCTGGCATATGTGTGGGTATTTCTTGTTTTTCCCAGTTTCTGTAAACCCCTTTTGGTGCAACAATTACAGCTGCATTAATTTTACCCTTGTCATGCAACATTGCAATATTATCAATTAAAACTTTAGATTTACCCGTACCCATTTCCATAAATAAAGCAAAATTTTCTTTATTATGTGAGGCTCCAAGAGCTTTTAACTGATGTTCGTAAGGAACAGTCTTAAATTTATAATCCATTATATCCTATTATTATTTCTAATTTTAGAATATAATACTTGATTAAATATAAAACAACCATTATTTGCACAATTAGAAAGTATGACAGTTTACGTAATACAAGAAGTTAAAGGCAGAAACATTTTACCTGCTAAAGAGTATGGTGATTTAGTGCTTTTATTATCGGAGGGATCACAAGTTGTTTTAAGTAGTCAACCAACTGTTAATAAATTACGCAGAAAACTGCGTGATTACAATGATAATGATTATTTATTGTTAATGGGTGATCCTGTAGCGATGGGAATTGCATGTGCTATTGCTTCTGACGTAAATCGTGGTAGAATACAATGTTTAAAATGGGATAAGATGGAAATGAGGTACTATCCCGTTAAATTTAATCTTTTTGAGAAAGGAGAGATTGATGATTAATTTTGAAAAAGACGTTAACATAGACATAAAAGATGATGCTTTAAAAGAGATTAGTGAACTTTCACAAAAGCTAGTTGATCTTGATGAAGAAAGTGCTATGCTAGAAAAAGCACTTAAGAAAGTAAAAGAAGATGCAAGAAAGATTAGTGAAGAGGTTATACCAGAAAAAATGAATGAGATGAATTTAACAAG